GACCACCTTGTTCGTCGTGCGGATGTCCGGCAGGCCGAACATGATGGGGCCGCGCCCGTAGCTTTCGTTCGCCGCCTTGGTCCATCGGCTGTAGATCCACGGCCCCATGTCCTCGTAGACGCGGGGCTTGTCGAACAGCCGATGCTCGCCCTTCTCGACGACGACCTCGCAATACCACCGCATGGCCTTCCAGTCGGCCCAGCAGTATTCGATGCACAGTTCCTCGCGGTCCGGCTCCTTCCTGGCGTCGGCGGCCAGGGCCTCGGGCAGCTTGGCGTCAGGCCATTCCTGCTCGATGTTGCCCAGCGCCACCCGATGTTCGCGGAAGAAGCCGCCGATGGACCCGCGCGGCCCCGGCTCGACCGCCACCAGCGGCGTCGGCACGGCGTCGAAAACGAACGGATCCCAATCGCTGCCCTCCTGGAACAGCATCAGCCCGGTGCCCACCCCTAGCTCCAGGATGAACTCGTTGATGGCCGTGCTGAAATTGCTGTGGTGGATGGCCGAGTGAAACTTCTTGGTGGCGTCCTGCAGGATTTTCGCGGCTTGATCCCTCGCCCCCGGCTGGATGCTCGGACCTGGCTCAAGCTTGACGAAGTCCTGGAACGGCGGGAACAGCGTCGACTGGATGCGGTTGGCGAAGTGCGACGCCTCGTTCATGCCGGTCGAATCGTAGACGTCGAAGCCCTTCTGCTGGCCCGGCGTCGGATTGTCGATGATGTCGCGGGCCGGCATGGTCAGGCGGTAGGCGTCGCGCCAAGCCGACCGCCAGTTCTCCCGGCGGCCCTTCGCCTTGCCGAAGCGGCGCAGGATTTCCTTGACCGGCAGGCGGTCCGCCATGTCAGCCGCCCAACGTCGATGACTTGCCGCCGCCGGTCACCCCGGCCTCGGTGCCGTACAGCAGCAGGCCGCGCCCCGATGCCCTGGCGCGGGCCGCCCGCTTGCGGGCCTCTTCCTGCTTTTTGAGGTCGGCGTCGCGCTCGGCTTCGCGGGCCATAGCGCGATCCTGGGCCGACGTGTCGACGCTTCCGCCGCCGCCGAACGGGTTCATGTTACCCATCTTCATACCTCCTTGGCTCGGTTCCGCCGGATCAGGTCGTCCCACAATCCGCGCGGCGTTAACGCCAGCCTGTCGAGCCCGAGAAGGTACGAAACCATGGACGCGCAGGTCACGCCGACCATACGAGCCATGGTGCTAGGACCCGAACTATACCCCAAAATGCTGCGCTCGACAACAAGCACGCGCCACCCGGCCTCCTTGTAGTGGTCGATCAGCCGCCACGGCGAGACGAACGCAACTTCGGTGGCGACCCGCGAGCGAACCGGATCAACCATCAGCACGATGTGGTCGTGCGCCTGCCGGAAGGCGAAACAGTGCCGGAAGCCGGGCCGCGTGAAGCCCAGCCGGTCGTACCAGCGGCGCGGCGACGTGCCGTTGCCGAACGCCACCCACCACCGCTCGGTCTTCGCCTCGTTGATGGTGGTGCCCAGGTCCATGCGCGCTCACCCGAACACGTCGAAGTCGACGGCGGCGCGCGGCTGACCCTGCCATGCCTTGGGCTGATGCTGCGTCTGGCCGCGCGTCAATTGCCGGTGCTCCCCGAAGGTCAGGCACATGTAGCCGGCCGCCTCGCAGGGATGCGAATACTCGTTCTTCTCGGGCTTTTCGTGGTGCCGCTCGGCGCCCGACACCTGCACCCGGCGCCGGAACCACTTCCCGGCCAAGCCGGCCCGTATCTTGTGGCACGACGTATCGACCATGAAGCCCGGCACCATCTGGCCGTCGGGCATGCGAGCCGAGCGCGTCATCGGCAGCGCCAGGGCCTCGCGCCGGACGACCGGATCGTTTGTCGGCGCCAGGGTCACGTCGAAGCCGCGCGATCGCAGATGCTCCTCAACCGCCGTTTCGTATACCTGATCGCGCTGTGCGGCCGCCGGGTCGAGCGCGAACTTAGGCATGGCCTGCGCTCCGAACTTGATGTCGAGCAGCGCGGACAGTTCCCGCGAGAAGCGGTCGATGCCCATATCGAACACACTCAACTCGGCCAGCGTCCGCCAGTCGCCGTATGACCCGCGTTGACCGATCGCGGCTGCCGGCATCAGTGTCCCGCCGCCGCAGTCGATGCCACCGAGCAGGGGAAGCGCCGGCTGGTAGACCAGCGACCGCGCCATGGTGCGGTCGTCGTACTCCGGCACCCACGGCTTGCCATCGGCGAGATAGATGTACTTGGCCTGCATGAAGCGATTGACCCATTCCAGCAGCTTGTTCGCGATCTGCTGGTGGTAGTAGCCGGGCCGCAGAAACTTCAGGTTCTCGGCCGCCTGGTTGACGCACCACCACCGGCCGGCCGCCTGGATCACCTGGCTTGCGGGAACGCCGATCGGCTCGAATCCAGCCTCGCACACCTCGAACCCGCCTCCAGCCTGCCGCACCTCCAGCACCGCCGGCGGCTGCCGATAGAAGCGCCACCGCAGATCCAGCTTGCGGCCGGCCAGCCCTGGAATCTCCAGGTGCGAGAGGTCGATGAGCCCTTCGCCCCTCTCGGCCGCGGCATACCACCAGTGGTCATCGTCGCAGGCATTTGTGTCCATAATGATTCCGCACCACGTCGCACCGCCCACCTCCTCGCGCGGAAAGCGGCCGACACGGCCGGTCAGCATGTCCAGGATCTCGCGCGGCAGTTCGACGGCCTCGTTGATCCACGCCCCGGTCAGGTCGAGCGACTTCAGGTGCCGCACGTCGGCCGGCCGGTCTAGCGCCACGAAGATCGCCTCCATGTCGAATCCTGGGCTGCCACGATACAGGCCATTATCGCGATCAAGCCATGCGAAGCCGTTGGGCTTGACGCGGATATGATGATTGATCGGGTGCGACTGTACGACCGGCCCGCAGTGCTCGGGCCGCATGATCTCTTCCCAGGTCTTGATCGTCGTCGAGCGCAGTTCTGGGTAGGTGTTGCGGATAATCGCCCACCGCGTGCGACGCCACCCCTCGCCGTCCGGCTCCTGGAGCATCGACAGTCGCAGGATCTTCGCCACGCACCCGACTGACTTGCCGGACCCCAGCGGCCCCAGGATGCCCGTCACGAAAGCGTCATCAAACACGAAGTCGTTGACGGTCGGCGCCTGGGTCAGGTCTATGACTGGGCGGAATGGCGCTGTCAAGTCAGGCGTCCCCCGTCGCCCGCAGGTCCGCCAGCGCGCACAGCGGGCAGATATCGCGCCTGGCGGTGATTAACCACCCCTCGGCGCGCGCCTGCTCCGCCACATTGCGCTGCGTCGGGCCGGTGAACCTGGCCGTGCGCTCGACGTCGGCCGGGTGCATCGGGTGGTCGCAGGCGATATCGAGCACCTGCATCAGCCCCGTCGCCTGGGGCTCGCGCTCGGCGTGCTGGTCGCGCCACGCCCGGACGACACGCGCCTTCTCGTTGCGCCCCAGGTCATCCCACGGCAGGCCGCGCAGGATGCCGCTCGGCAGGTCGGGATGCGTGTCCTTGGCTACGATCATCGGGCCGCCGCCGATGGTGACCTTACGATCCTCGACCGTGTTGAGCCGGCCCGGCACCATGTGGCGGCCGATGGCGTCCCACCAGAGGGCGGCCCGACGCACCGCCTCATCCGCCGTCATGCCGGAAGACAGCGCCCCCGGCATCACAGCCACCGCAGAAGCTCGATGAGCGCCACCGTCGCCGTCGCCGTCGACACGGTCAGCAGGATCAACCGGACCTCACTCATGCCCATACCCTCCATGCAGCGTATATCGCCACCACGCCCAGCCACAACGCCACGTAGGGGTGACGCGACACCGCCGCGGTCATGCCCAGCGACACCGCCGCCACGCCGACAAGCGCCCAGGCCATGACGCCGACCGGCCACATCGTGCCGATGACGACCGACGCCGCCAGCAGCACCGTCCACCACTCAGCCCTTACTCGCATCGTTCCCCCCATCAGGCGTCACGAAGACGACGCCCGCAAATCCGGACCCCGGCGCCACGCTGTGCTCGGTGCGCTCCCGGTACTTGTCCGGAGCCAGCGCCTTGAGCCGGGCCAGCAGGAGCGTGTCGGAGAACTCCTTGACCGTCGCCACCTGGACGCCCCGGTAAAACACCGGCTTGTCGATGCCGTTCTTGCCGCGGCGGTCGGCCTCGGCCTCAAGGCTCTCGACGTGCGCGGCCAGCGCGTCATCGAACTGCTCGGCGAATTCCGGGTTGTCGCGCCGCCACTCGGTGACCGTCGTGCGCTTGTAGCCGGCAGCCGCGCACGCCTTGCCGATAAACCCATGCTCGGCTAGCTCGCGGAACAAGATTTCGTCCGCCTTAAGTGAACGCTTTGGCCTGTTTGCCATCACTCGTACCGCCCCGACACCGGGTTGAACTTCCCGGCCGGCCCCGTCTTCGCGCCCTGCAGCATGGCCCTGTCCTCCGAGTGGAAGTGCCAGTGTTCGCGGACCATCATGGCGACGGCTTCCTCGACACCGACCTGGCGTCCGCGCTTGACCGACTCCCACGCCGCGAACCTCTTGACCCAATCGGCGAAGCGCACCGGGATGGTAACCTCGTACGTCTCGTCGAGCTTAGGCGGGGTGTAGCCGGACATGCGCCGGTTGTACGCCTCGACCATCGCCGGGTCGGGGCCGCTGGCCTTGGCATCCTGGTCGGCCATGCGCTCGCCGATGCCCCGCGGCGCCACCCCGAGCTTGCGCTGGGCCATGTGCAGGGCGTCCTCGTCGGACAGCCCGGCGGCCTTGTAGCCGGTGATCAGGTCGATGAGGGTGGCGGGCTTTTCCTCGGCCGGCGTCGTCGTTTCCGCGGCCTCTCTTTCGGCCCGCTTCCTGGCCCTGGCTTCGTTGGCTGCGATAAGTCCCTTGTTGATCATGTCTGGTCCTCTCGGTTAAGCCCGCCGTAGG